AAAACATAAAAGAAAAATATCTATTTTTTGTCTTTTAGGTATTGACTATAACTAGCTGGTCTTAAAATATGTGATATAATACCAGTACGGAGGTGTATTCTATGAATTTAACAAAAGATGAACAATACATCCTTTATGATTGGATTGATCGCTACGTGTTGCCAAGTAAAAATATGAATTACGATGCGTCAACTGACCGTCTTCGAGCTTCGTTTGAACTGTATTACATAAAAGGGTTTCATGTAAGCAATAATGATATGAACGAAGCTCTCCGTAATAAAGGATATAAAGCTGGTAAACTCTCAAACGATCCGTACCTGGCGTTTAATATTGCTAATCGATGCCAAGCTCTGCGAGAATATCGTCTACGGGTATCTGGTGCTCAGCATCAATGCAGCCCAAAGTATGAATAATTCGACATTCCGGATCAGTTGATGTCATTACGTAAGGGTATCCTAATCTGTATAATATTTTTTGTATTGTTGTTTTTCCAGATGCGGGTACCCCATCCAATATCACCCATCCCCCGGCACGCATTGTATGTATAATTAGACTTAATCCAACTTTTCCACAACAGTCTTTAATGTACTCTTTAGCTTTCTTGGGTATGACGATACTTCTCTGCTTCTTAGTTGTTATCGGAAGTCCAGTTGGTCCTGTTTTCATATATCCCATTTTTATTTCTCCTCTCCTGTAATTAATTCGCTATAAGGTAACTTCTCAATCCATCTACAAACATCTAGCCATTCATCCAGCTTATGACTTTTACGTGACTTGTAAATATTTGCCAGAACTTCATAATTCGCAATTACATTACGAGTCTGGTTATAACTACTCGGAAGAAGCTGAATCATCTGCCACCAACAGTCTTTTTTAGTCGGAATGTAAGTGTCGTTCCAATCGCTGTTGGCAAAATATAAATTCCGTTCCTCATCCGACTTACAGTTGAAAGCGTCTCTCCAGAAATTTAACTCACGAATATTTTCATTGAGTAATTTCATTGCTCTGTTTGTTAAATGATCACAACTGAAATCCTCCAGTGTAAACTTCTTAGCCTGGATTTTATGCATAGTACTTGTGGAATTAGCAACTGTGCCAACTTTGTATGTATCAAATTCTTTCCCATTAATGGACTATCTTTTACTATTGTTTTTGTGTGTGCTAAAAATATAAAAGAGAAAAGACCCAGCGTTTTATTGCTGAGCCCATACTCTACTATTCCTCGATGACAATCTGTTTAACTGCTACTTTACTTTCTAAGATGTAGTTGATTTTTGGGTCTCTGATCAATTCAGCGTATTCGTCTTTAGATATCTCTAATATACCGTCTTGGCGAAACCCCCAAGGCGGACTCATCACATGATACCCATTCAACTCAATAAGTCTCCATATTTTCATAGCCCATGCTACACTCGTGCAATGAATAAATACACATAACATAAATTGTCACTCCTTTCATAATAGGCTTTGTATTTTTCGCTAACACACAATAATATAAAAACAATAGGACACCATTTCGGTTTTCATGGGATTCGTTTCCTAAAACCCAGCTACGTATCAATAGTAGCCCTACTCCCCCGCCCAGAAGGCATAGGGGATAGCCTCTACAGGTTCATTTCAAAAATATAAAAATAAAAGAGCCTTAGTGTTACCTAAAGCTCTCGAACTTTTCATTAATAAATTTCATAGCATTTTCTTTACTCATTTTTCTGCTTACTATCTTGTTTAGTTCCATGTACTGCTTGTAAGATTTTTTACCAATCCAGTAATCTGTAAACGGGCAACGTATAGTTTCCCAAGTATGATCACTCCACATGATAATAAATTGCTTACCGTCACATGTGTCTCTCCAATGTACGTATTCAGCTATGATTTCATTTGCCATAAAATATCACTCCTTTCACTAAAGAATATGATTATTATGCGTATGTATTTTTGAAATGTTTCCCACGGGATTCCAATGGGTGGTTCCCCGTTAGCCACGCTAAAATATAAAAAGAAAGAGAGCAATAAGCTCTCAATCATCATCAAATGATTTTATTTGCTGACTTAAATTTTTTGTCATGCTTAAGACCAAAGACCATTAGGTTATATCCAATTTTTCCTAATAAAGGCAACTCATTATAATTCATTTGAAATATATCGTGCTCTTTATCTATCCAATATCCATGATTCTCCCATAATATTGCTCCTAAAAACGCTAAAAATTTCATCATATTAAATCACTCTCCTTTCATTAAAGGATATGTATTTTTTGCGTGACCCCTGCTGATAAACAGGCAAAGTGTTTCATTGGCAGAAAGAACTACCAATATATTGGTGCAGTAATCCTCACATATACCGGCATCATCCTCATGTATTTTCTATGATCTGTACCAGCTTTGGATAACCGCTGCATGAGAGAATGATCGTTGGACCCAAGATTAAAATACTCATTTCCAGTTCCCATATATTCATGACCGGCATAACTGTCACTCTTCTCCCAGCTATTCATAGGATTTCTCATACCTTCTATAATAAATTCCATCTGTTCCGGACTTGCCAGAACCACATGCTCTAATTTAATCATTGTTTTATTCCCTTTCTTCAAAAAAAAAAAAATAAGACCCAGATTTTACTCTGAGCCTTTTAATCAGCGACTACACACCAGCTACGTACAGATTATCTATTTTTCTGATAATCTTATTCACAATATCCTCCTAACCTAATGTCTACGATACTATTAGCTTCAACTTCCAAAATACCTACTTCAATCTCTGATATGTCTTCTATCCAAGTATATTCGCCCCTTGCAATTTCTTTATTATAAAGTTCTTTGATCACAGTATCTTTAGCCGCTTCTGCCTGATCTTTCTCAGTATAAATACCAAACAAATTTTCGATATGTCCATACCCATCGTAATAAGTATTTCCATGAACTACATATAAAGTCATCTAATTCTCACCTTTCCCTTTCCGCAGCACACACCACACTCTTTAGCATCCGCCCATTGATTTACTTCGCCTGTTCCACCACATACCGTACACACTTTCCAAGCTTCACTTTTATTCCTCTCCTCAAATAAAGTTTTCACTATGATGGATTCGTTTTCATTAGCCGTTATAAGTAAACAGAGCTCGTCATAACCATCACGAAAAGATTTAACGCTCACTGTATTATTGACAGAGATATCGTTCATCATCCTACAAATCTGATCAAAAGTGTATATTTTTGCTTCATCTCCGTTAGCGTGTCCTTTTATTGATAAAACATCCGTTGGATTACCTCCAGCAGTTGTCTCTAATACTACCGTCGCACATCTATTGCAAGTGAATAGATGCTCTGAGTTTATATCTTCAGTCATCATAGTTAGGAATTCTCTAATTTTTTGCTGGGCAAGGGTGTCTTTCTGTGCGTTTGCATCCAAATACTCAATATTTCCTGCCAAATCAATCTTTGCTATTACTTGTCCTTCTTCGTTGTCACGATTTGTTTTCCAAGCATCTACAAACCATTTCTTTTCCTCTTCGTTATAAAAAATGATTTTGACTTTCTTATATTTGCTCATATAGTTATCCCTTTCTTCATTAATTGTCTCTTTTACGCTTCCTCCAGCTCTCCAAACATCTTTTCATATGCCTCTACATCATAACTAAGTAAGATATTTTTCGCTGACTCTTCATTAATAGCTATAGCATAGGTGCCATTTTCATTTACTATCAGCCACCGTCTCTTACGGCTTCTATAGAGTCTCGCTTCAGTTAAACATCTCATAAGATAAAAACAATACCTGACCTTATCCGACACCAGCTCCATTTTCTCAGTGTCATATTTTAGCTTGTTAATTACAAATATCATGCTAACCACCACCATTTCATAATAACTTTAATCACAGCATTTCATCCCTTCATAAAAAATCAATCCTTTCTAACGATTCCAAGAAACTGTACAGTCTCATCTCTCAAGCACACCCAGTACCGCTTACCACGATAAACGATTTCATCACCATCATAGTTGTAATCTTTGTCAGGATCAGATGCCAAAGCCAAAATCATAATTTTTGTTGAGTTATTCATCGGTGTTCTCCTTTCCCAAAATCAGATAAAAAAGAAAGGGCCTGCAGTTTATAACTACAAGTCCTTTCGGGTAACATGTTTACTTTTTACGCCTCAATATCTTTCTGAGTATCCTCAATTAATTCGTTGAGTTTTCGCAAGGCTGTTTCTTTATCATCCTTATCCAATAACTCCCGAATCTCTTTGAGTGTCCTCAAAAGTTTTCTGCTGAATGCTACAAATTCTTTCATGTTATCTTCCATTTACCTGCCTCCTTTAGCAAGCCCTTTCTGTTATGATAAGAGCCAATATATAAAATATTATACATTACTCTTTCATAATAGAGCAAACTTTTTTTCGCGTTTAATCTTCCAACATAGCTTTGATACTTTCCAACAATTCGTCACGGTCCTCTTTATTTCTCTTGTCTTTTTCAACAGCGGCATCTAAAGCTTCTTTTGCTCTGAGAATCTCATCCTTGTTGGTAAACAGAGTATTAATAGCATCATATTTTTCCAATGCATCGTCTCGTTTTTTATCAGCTACTTCTACTTTCTTCAGGCACTCTTCTCTGATACGGTTAATTTTCTCTTTGGTTTCTAACCGCATTTTTACAATCTCAGCTTCGGCATCTTTCTTAGTTCTTTCAGCATCTTTAATTACAGTGTCATTCGCTTTAGCTACCTGCTCAGCATGATACTTAGCAAAAGCTTCGTCGTCCATCTGATTGATTTTCAAGCAATATGCATGATCTTTCTCTGTTTCAGCTTTCAATTTTTCTTCCTTCAGCTTAAGAACTTTCACACGTTCTTCCTCCTCGATTCTGTGCATTTTCTGTTCGTGGATTAGCTTATCCTCTTTTCTCTCCACATGGCTGGCAGCCCAATAACATCCGGCTCCTGCTGTGAACACACTGCTTCCAATAATCATCATCCATTTTCCGATTTCTTTAATTTTCTTAGTATTCATTTATCATTGCTCCTCCAATTTAATTTTTGACCACATCTAAAGCAATACCCCTCCGTTAACCAACTAGGGGTGTCTTCTTTTGTAAAAGCTATTGCACCGCATTTAGGACAAATCACAGAGTCATACTCACTCATTTTAACATTTAAAGCTACTTGTTTTTGTGATACATTAACTATTTCGTCGCCCCCAGGACCACAAAAATATAAATATGGAACCAACTCATTGTAAATCTTGTTTGATATCATTTTTCTGCATGTCCAACATAACGGATCAAATAAGCATACCCACCACGACCGTATCTCATCATAAGAAATACGACGATTTGCGTATCCATATGTGTAGATGTCATTAAAAATTCTTCGATTATACTTATGAATGGCGTAAATAATCTTTCTTTGATTCTTGTATACTACAATATTTTTTATCATAAGATAGACAAATATCACATATACAATGTAAATCCACCACATACCCATACTAATGTCCTCCTTTAGTAATAAAATCAACAACCTCCTGCCTCGCTTTTTTGTATCCATCATTAACTCCTAGATCGTAAGCTGAGTCCAAAGAATACAGAATGGCTGCCATATTAGCATTATCTACTGCGAAAATATCGACGTCATATTTCTTAAGTACATAATTTCTTTTTTCTATAAGTCGGATAGCCTCAAATAACTCATCTTTTGAAATTTTTATGGTTGATGTAGTATCAACAAAGGCTTTAATACTTGAAAATATAAATTCTTTTTCGGTTTCTTCATATTTCAACCGCATTTCTTGGGCTGCTCGTTCAATAGCATCTGAAATATAACTCATTGATGAACCGCACTCATCATAGTCCGACTGTTTATTTTTCCAAGGTTTGTTAATTGTTGAAGGTGTCTTCATATATCTCATATCTTTCATTACCGTACTCCTTTTCCTATTCATTTTTAAACTTATACTCCATCAGGTCGGCAAGCATAAGGTATTCTTTCCCCATCTTGCTTTCTTTGTGAGTTTCTTTAACTTTTTTATGGAACTCATCAAGAGTTCCATAAAAGCATCCGCATCGAACCCCAATTCCCCCGTCTTTCAGCTTGAAAAAAGTAGTAGTCCTATAATTACGTCCAAATCCTTTTGCCGTAGGGTAATCATGCATCTCCGTACACCCATGCATCTCCGTATACCCTTGCATTTCCGTACACCCACGCATCTCCGCATACCAATGCATTTCCGTATACCAATGCATTTCCGTATACCTTTGCATTTCCGTATACCTTTGCATCTCCGCATACCAATGCATCTCCGTATACCTTTGCATTTCCGTACACCCTTGCATTTCCGTACACCCTTGCATCTCCGTATACCTTTGCATCTCCGTACAGCCATGCATCTCCGCTTTGGCCGAGATTATCTTCTCTTTCCACGTATCCGCCAAGTTCTCCCTCTTCCACATTTGAAAAGGTTTTCAAAGCCTTGATCCGATGGAGTGTCTTGCCATTTGCTGTTATCGTGTCATTTGTTAATTCATATTTTTTCATCTTACTTCTACTCTCCTTCTAAGTAAGCGTAAAATATTGCCACGCTACCAATGAATTACTTTCAGTTTTCTGTGTTTCCCATCCCTTTTATACCACCCATTGTTTAACTGCTTTTTAAAATATAAAAGAAAAAGAGTCCTTCATCAGGACTCCTCCTCTGGTTTGGCTTCTCCTTCCAAAGAACTATTCCTTAGTTTTTCGGCTGCGAGTTTCGCTGCGATCGTGAACAACAAATTTGCTGTCAGTGTTCCTAACGTCACTCCGAATCCTTTTTTAAAACTCTGTTTCATTCTGTTTCTCCTTTCTTTTAAGAACCTATCTACCTCTCCATAACAGCCCTTGTTAATCTCGCGTGTTTGGTTTTCTGACCTGTATAGATTCCCGAATATACTCCTCAGCAATATTACGATACTCGTCCGGATACTGTGCAAGATTCCCAGAAAACCATCCGGTATAAGTCATCCATGTAGAAGTGTATAATCCCAACCGCTCCCATGATCTCAAATATACAATACACTCATCATAAGAGATCATGTCCTGTACTAAATCCATAACTTCTTTTACGGTCCACTGACCACAAAGTACAAGTTTAATACACATCCTGAAAAATGTCTTTTCTTTACCTGTCATAAATATCACCTCCCAATATCTTCTTTACTCAAAAGAATGTAATCATCAGTGGATATGTTGACTAGCATATCTTGTTCGTATTCAGTTAGGTCTTGATTCAAGATACGTTTTGCCAACACCATGTTTATCTCTTCCTGTGTGTATTCTGGAAATCTATATTCACCCATTTTCAAGCACCTCCTTACCAGTACGATCTTATCTCAGACCGTCTACATTTCTTACATTTGCATCTGTACAAAACTTTTTCAAACCCTGAATAATCAATATATACACTCACAAGCTCCAATTGTTCCCACTCGTGACGACAATCAGGATGCATATGCTTCCTAAGCCATTTCAAAATATTCATCATATGTTTCTCCTATCAGATACATTATCCCAATTAGCAAAAGACCGCTCATTGAATTTCTTTTTCTGTTTTAATGCCCGCGATATAGCCAGATCAATAGGCGAATGTGACTTAATATGATAGTAATATAAATCAATAAACGGTGTATTTAGTCTATCAATCCGACCACAAGCCTGCAAAAGGGTTTTATAACTATATGTTTGAGACCAAAATACAATACAATCGGTCTTTATACAGTTGAACCCCTCGGCTCCTGAACTGTAGTTTACAAGATATACCCATCGGTCAGTCTCCGGAATAGCCTCGTGTGCATGTCCGGAATATTCGGCAACAGCTACATCTTCTCCATAATATATACTTTTCAAAATATCACGCTCGTAATCGAATGAGTAAAATACAATCATACGAGGATGATCTTCAAATATCTCCAGTAATTTTACTTGCCTAGATTCGTCTGAATTAACAATTTTTCGAAGTACGTAGCATAATACCGATGCTTGTGGTATTGGTTCCTGTTTAAATGGATTAAATCGAGTTTTCATAACCTCCCTGTATTTAGGTTTGTCATATTCCACCCAAATATCCTCATGATGTGGAATCGTGTGACGTTTAAAATACATATCAATAAGTATCCTATCTCTCAAACGAATCAATCGTGTTTCATTTCGATAACCAGTAATGCTCGGATAGCTAGTATAACGAGAATATATAAGATGTTCATCCCTGAATTCAGTTCGGTTTCTGAAGAATCCATTAGCAACGAATACTGTCTCGTAGTCAGCCCAAGTATCTCCAGGACTAGCCGATAATATAATCCACTCATTGTACTTGGCTATTTTAAGAAATGCTTTACACCAAGCCCCTTTTCCTGTCAGCTTGTCTTCGTCAAATATAAAAAAAGCATTCCGTACATTGGAATACTTCTTAATACATTGCCAACTATCGATTACTACCATATTGCCGTATTTTTCTGTCACCTGCGTCTTTTTATCAGGAAACAAAAGAAATGGTATCAATTCGCTTTCCCACTCCTGATCATGTTTTTTCTTTGCGGTAGTGATAATATACAGATCGGGTGGATTTTTTTTCATAGGCTCGTATTCCTTATACCCCATATATCCACCATATGAACTAAAATAATAATATAATGCGGTACGACTTTTTCCACTGCCAGTACCGCCGTTAAGAATACATCCAGTGAACATGCGGTCTACTGCCTGCAACTGATGAGGGTATAGAAAATCAGTCTTCCTGATCATGTATTACTTCACCCCTGTAATAATCACAAGTATATGGCTTATGATTGAATTGAAACCTCGCTCTCCGTGACACTCTTGAAGTGTTAGACATGTTAGCCCGTTTACGATCTAACATTAATTCGTATAATGCACCGTTGTTACCACGTGTCGTATTAAAATTCATTCTACTCATCGCCATATTCTCCCAGTACTCTTAGATTTGATTGTTATACGACCTTCAATATGGAATCCGGATAATTCACATATATTGAATATCGTATCTAGCAACTTTTGGAATTTAACAGTCTCTTCCTCCGCTGCTTTAATAGCTTTATAAGCTGTAGGATCATAATATCCATCACCGTTTTTCTTTAAGTTATCATTCATTCTGCTGTCTCCTAATCCAGTAGTTCTTTGTCAATGATTTGGAAATTAGCTCTATGAATATATAAAGCTTCTCCATCGATCATAAGCTTTGTCATTTTAGGTAAGTCTTTCGGAATTTCCCAATATACTTTGTCTCCGGAATATGCTGTAATAGGCTGACCTAACTGGGACTTAATGACAACAACCCTGCTTTTGCCAAACAAATTCTTGTATTTATTGACCACACCAGTGATGCTAGTCCAATCTGTAATATCATTAGATTGACTCAAAATATCATCTTGACTGAATACAGCTTCTGGTTGCAGTCCGCCCTCTTCAAATATACAAGTGTCACCGCAACTCTGAATTTCGTTGCCGTCAATATTAACAGTGATGACAGAGGACAGTTCATAATTCGTAATAATATCACCGTCACTGTCATAGGAAGTTGATTTTACTTTATTGCCAGTAATATTGATCTTGTCACCAACGGTTGTCATTACAAGATTTCCGTAGTTATCATATGTACGAATTGTATAATCATTACCAACCAAGTTTCCTTTAAAATCGTTGATTGCCGAATCAAGTGCAGCACATCCTACCAGTCCAATCACTACTGTTAGGCAAGCAATTACAGCTATAGTTTTCTTAATTTTTTTCATATTGGTCTCCTTACTCTTCTACGATCTTTACTCTTCCGCGTTCCCATAGATCAGCCTGCAATTTATCCATATCCAGTTCACCCGATTCCCACTTCTTGTAGTAATCGATGACATGAGCCGTAAATTTAGGAATACGATCAGAACATGATTTTTGCCAATAATGGTCAATAAGTACTTCTAATGGTAACGTCAACATGAGCGTCATCGCTGTTCGAACTGCATCTTCCGTTGCTTCTTTTTTTACTCTACTCAGCTCATCTCTGAACTTTTCATTGACCATAGCATCAAGCTGAGCTTTTGTGAGATTATATGTAACTGTCTCACTTTTCTTCTGTTCTCTCTGCAGTCTTCTCATCTCTGCTCTTGACATTGTTTAATTCCTCCTGTTTTGCACATTTTTCAGCACATTCACACAGTCTGTTTACCAATGAATATACACATAAATAGATCATAAATATAGTTGCTATCATTTGTAAAAAATTGTAAATTTCCATTATTGAATATGTCCTTTCTCATGAGTCTTGTTATATTTAACTTGTCTAATTACTTCTCGACAAGCACTTATTCCCTCATTGAAATATAAATCGGTCGGCTCCGGATTAGTTCGAATCAACCGGTTTAATTCCATCATAATCTGGCAATATTCTTCATCAGTCATGCCTAATTACCTCCTCCTTTTAAAATAAAAAAGAAGCCTTAGTTTCCTAAGAACTTCCCTTTTTTTTTATTTTATTTGAGATACTTTGACAGTATCTTTTTTTTATATTCCTTTGCAATTTCATATGCCGCATAATCAGTGGAGTAACCGTTGACTAATTTGTTGGCAAAGTCGTTGATTGAGATATCGATTTTGATACCGCCAATAGTGTCGATCTCAGTTATCAATATATCGTTTCTGACCGCTACATAAATATGTCCGACGATTTTCTCCTTTAACTTTTTATGCAGTAATGTTGAAAATATATACTCGTAATCTGCCATAAATATCACTCCTTTCTATAACAGGAGTAGTTTCTACCGCGACATTTTGATTCTATAGACCGGAATCACCCATTTACCATTAAGTTTCGTAGCTCCTGGATACAGGCCTTTTCTGCAATTTATCCTTACTGTAGATTCAGATATACCCAGCATTTGAGATATTTCAGTAGTTGAACTTATTCTAAGCGGTTGATCTTTTAGTTCCTTTTTCATCTGTACAGATTTCTTTTTCATGTCTTCTATAAAATCTGAAATATAAGCATCAGCAGCCTCTCTTGGATTATTCATATCTACAAGACGGTAACCGGTAGTAATATCTCCAATTAACCTAGTATGTTTTAGATGTTTAGGTCCCGTAAGATTCTCTGCTTCCTGCTGGAATTTTTGAGCATCAGTCATCGGTTCATAGCATGAGAAATCAATTAAAAAAGGGTCACCTTTATCTGGACGATTACATCCACATGGATTATTCCAACCGAATTTACAATGATCACACTTCTCGATTCTTGCCATCCTGTTCCATCCTTTCTATAAGGTATCCACAGATATGATTATGCTTACAAGTGATTGTATTCAGTCTTTCCACAAACTTATTACCAGCATACAAACGTTCTGTTTCTACAATCGGATCAAAATATCCACAATCTTCACAATATTCGTTAAGTTTCATCTCTGTTTTCATTATTATCACCCTCATCCCAACTATAATTTACGAATGGATTATCTAAGAATTTAATACAGCCAGGGTCTACTTTAGCAACACACCCAGTCTCTAATTCCACAACCCCGATAGGTTTTTCAACAATTTCTTTGGAATATCCGTCAAATTCTCTAACATTAAACCATCCGTGAAATAATCCTTTAAGAATCGTTCTACGATTTATACGAACTTCACAAGGTCTTAATTTATTATCTACTTCAATATCCCAAGCCATTTTACAATCCCCATTCTCCTATTGCCTCGCCAACGGTTCCTGCTGACTCATCACTATCAGTAGCTTTGAAATATGCACCATCCAATTGAGGATACATAAATTCGAACATCAGATAATTAGCAGCGTCAACCAGATATTCTGTGTTTTTGGTTTCTTTATACTTTTCAATGCAGAGATCATGAGTTTTTAAAGCATCTACCAGCTTGTCCTTAAAATTGGTTTTTGCTGGACCGTACTTATGAAAGCTCATCTCCACTCTATTTTTTCTGAGCTGATCAAACCTCTCAGAATATTCGTTTTTCATGTTTGGTTCTGCCATGTTATTACTTCTCCTTAACTTTCAAATATAAAAATTCATCACCGGCTTCATATACACCCAAGCCGAATAATTTAGCTTTTGTGACAACCCGAATTCCGTTATTATCAGAATGACTTATAACACTGTTGTAATAATAACCACCACAAAATATTCTTTCACGATCTTTCATAATCTGACGAAATAATTCATTAGTAGACATAACAGTAGCCCAAATACAATCATCCCGAATATCCAATTCAGCGAACCCTATTACTAACTCTGGATTACCAAATTTATAATCCCACACTACAGGAATTTTTTCTGGAATCTCGATGATAGACCCCTTCGGAAATACAAAACCATTCATACTTGGCTTATCAAATATCAATACAGGTCCTTCTAAAATCATTGGCTCCATTCTTAATTAAGCCTCCTAGTTTTACGTTCTTCATATTCTTCCTTAGAGATTTCTGTCCACGACCCTGTTCCATCACCAACTGACACTCTGAAAAATCGATTGATTTCGATACGCTTCTGTTCTCCGTTCTCGTCATATTTCAACGCATATAAAATCCCGACAGTATCGAAATCACCATGTTTACGATCTGTAAGGAAATCCTCACAAAATACAATAATAGAAGGGCCAGGACTATAAGGCATGGTTATCGGGAACATCTCGTCAACCATTCGAGTTACTAGACCAGAAGTATACGAAGCATTAGGGTTATCAATATCCCGGCAGTAATATCGATCTACATCTGTATATTTAACATGCCCGTCATTGTATACATACTTAAACAAGGAAGACATACGTTTGCACTGGAATGTTATATAAGGCAAATCTTTAGATCTGGGGTGTTTGCTCCAAACATCATCTGTATCTTCAATAGGCGTGAGTGGTTTTCTGTCAATCAACCGATTTAAGATATTTTTTGTGAACCCAATAGACATGCCCGAATGCCCGTCCTCACATAAACTCTCAAAAGCTTTTAATGCACTTTCGTAGCAAGCACAACCATAGTCGAATTCTCCTTCTTTTTTATCCGGATTCTCTCTCTTACAAGCAATCTCTACTTCCCTTTTAGCCCATTCCAACATACTCATAAAAATACTTCTCCTTTCAATTCCGTTATCACAATTTCTATGTATTCATCTTCTGTCTTTGACATTAAATGGATATCCAATAAATATAAAAAGAGAAGTCCCTGTGTTAGAGACCTCTCTTGCAACCTATTTATGATTAGCAATACGAACTTTGCAAATATCTGCAATAATAGTTCCGATTGTAGCAATACCGGCAGCTACCACCCAACCAGGTACATTAATAGTTTTCTCTCCATTTTTAATTTCCATCATTTTTGTTCTCCTTTTCTAATTCTGTATTGGTATTATTATTTTCGCTTATGTAACGATCTTCACAAATACTGTAACAATTTTCGTGTCCAATAATAACATGGTCAACAACGCGTATTCCAACAATAATACCGGTATCTTCCAATCTCTGTGTCACTGCAATGTCATTGACACTTGGCTGACTGTCACCACTGGGGTGATTATGTAACATAATAATATTTGATGCATTTGCTAGTAGAGCTTTTTGAAATACTTCTCTAGGCGATATAACTGACATATCTACACTGCCATGTGACATTTCAAATAACGCAATAAGCCTGCTCCTGGTATCTAAACATAGCATGTAAATATATTCTTCGGTTTCATCATGCAAGTGCAGATAGCCCTTACCAAAAGAAGCAACATCGCTAGACCGTCGGAATTGATTTCTAGGCATATCCGGATAATTTCTACTGGATTCTTTTACCAATACTGCTTTTTTATTTACGAGTTTAGTTTTGTATCTGAGAACTCGCATTATGTCACCGCCCTTTCATTTCCCTTACAATATATTAGCCTATTCCAAACACTGGACGAATACCGTAAGTGCTTGTAGCCATATCATTGCTAGCATCGCCATATTGCGAGACTAGAGTATATGTTTGTGCACTTGACAGATTCCGCAACCAATAGTTTGCACCAATAGTCTTCCATTCAGGCACAAGCCGGAACAGTGCCAACTGCTGTGTATCGGATGTCTGCTTATTACTGTTGTCGGTGCAAATATAGGTCCCATGCACCATTACTTCATTCATGAGATCCACGGACGCATTTATCCAAGTTCCATCGGAAAACATCCTATGTGATATCAGTATCTTTTTAAATACGTCCGGCAGCGAGTTAGCTATTTGATTTAACCGCACAGTTTTCATCGTCGAACTTTTGTAGCCGCCTGATGTACTGTTGCTTGTATGCATCTGTCCGCTCCCTAATATAGTATCCGGGACTATTAATATATGGGGTTTTTGTACTGATTCTTGATAACCTACACCTTTCCAGTAATTAATGTCTGCTATCCGATATCGCACTCCATCCTTTTCCCAGTAATCACCCACATACAAATCTGCAAAGCTGCCATCCCGGATTGCTGCCAGTTGCTCATCCGTGATAAATTCACCCAAATTCTTTCCTCTGAAGACATTTCTGTGCATATAAGGATTGTCAATGAGTTCATTGAGCATTGCTCCGATTGGTATTGTGCTGTCACCATAATGCACTGTTACGTCGCCTCTATACTCTGCATTACCGTCCCAATCGACTGTATGTATATTCTTTCGGTTGTTAGCATCAGATCCACCGCCTAAAATATGGGCATATTTATTATCTGCATCCTCGACATTATACTTGCCTTGCACATGTTGGTATTTACCTGATGCAATCGTTCCGCCACCTTCAGCATGAGATGCCATCCCATTTGCTATACTGATAAGTCCCTCTGCATGAGAGCATTTCCCATTGGCTTCCGTGGCGTAATTTTCAGCATTTGACATGTCCGCAGCAGCTTTTGAATTGTATCCTGATGCATGGGAGTAATTACCTGTCGCATACGTATTATACCCCTCGCTATGTGCTGCTTGACCACTTGCCGTAGTACCGTAACCCTCTCCGTGAGCATATTTACCTGATGCAATCGTTCCTGCACCACCTTCTGCATGAGATCCACGTCCAGTCGCTTTTGTCAGTTCCCCCTCTGCGAAACTGTACTGTCCAGATGCTTCTACATCATACCCAAAAGCTATACTTTTCTCTCCAACTGTTGTGCCTGTTTTTCGTCCAAAACTAACAGACCCGTCTGCCTCAAGATATTTACTATCATTCTCAAGCTGGCTTACCCGTATAGGGATAGTAGTACACTTTTCATCCAACTCGTCAATTTTTAGCAACACCTGCGTGATTAAATCAGTATTAACATCTTCAATAACCTGATTAGTATCCATACCTTCGCTAATATAGCAATCTCTATTAATTTCGGAATTCCAACGATTCGTTGAAGCTCCTGACGAATCCGAATGTTTTGCACATACGAGAAAAGTGATTTTTCCATTTACATACGCTACGTGTTCACTGATAGTCCAGGTGAAATTAATCATGTTTTCATCATCGGGATCGACAGCAGTGTTAGCAACATGATAACTTCCAGTTTTTCCATCGCTACGTACGTAATTGATATACATAGTCATATCAAGCAAATCGATACCATCCCAATATCGTGGACAATCGAATGTAACACTTTCAACATTTTTGTCATACTGTACACCTAATCTTTTCAGATCTGGTGGCACTGTAATCACTCGATCTTTACCTATAACAATGTGAGCTTCTTCCTCTGGGGATACCGGATATAAATTCTCATCATTCACATCTAGTGTATTTAATAATTCTTCTGCTTTATCCATTTTGATTTATCCCTCCCTCGCACAGTAATCAACTTCGAATATGTCCTGAGATACGTACCTATTCGGGTTTTTCCTAATACAGCAATTCTGAAAAAACCTCCGTCTAAAGCTTCTTTAGGTATTACACATGTGACACCGTGTTCTAATATCTGAGAATCATACTCTGTATCACCTTTACTGAATCGAACAACTTTCACGGCATTATCCCAGTCACTAGAGAACTCGAATTCAGCTATAACGATATCCCCATTGTCGAGATATTCTCTGGGTATTATGTCGTTTTTCAAATCAGATTTAATCAAATTCTCATTCACTTCGAAATTAATTTTTCTTATCATTTCTCTTCTCCGGCTTCTTTGAATGAATTGTTATCTGTTTCAGGAGTGGTATCAGTTTCCTGTTTCTTCTGCATCTTTGGGTTGCCGTTTGGCTCAGAAGAGGTGTCTACTTTTCTTCCTGTTTTAGTCCACACATATTCATACTTATCGTTCGACGACGAATTACCAGCATATGTGCATTTATATACATCACCTGTATTAAGATCTGTATATGTATCCCCGAGTGATCCTTTCGTACGTGCTACTGGTCTTCCCTGTCCTTTAAGCTGTGCCATGTTTCTTTTCCTCCTAAAATATAATTTTGATAGCCTCAACCCGTATCATTTGCTATCTCTCATGTCGATCTCCCTCAATTCCCGATCCAGACCGATTCCCCATTAAATTTCTTTATCTGATGTATTCCCAGTCCTCAGCGAGAATATCGCCAATACTCGGTACCCACATTGCATGACTGCCGTCAGCGGTCTTGATCTGTAAATATGGATCGCACTTGAAAAGATCCCCTTCGTTCAGTCCCCATGCTTTGGCTGTCTGCAGATTACACGGAATACCATCCGGATAGCCCTTCTGATATACAACAAACATACCCTTACCGTTCCATCCAAGTCTGAAGATCTTTTCTCCTGCTTTTACTTTCTCTAATACCTGTCCAAAATTCATCGATACATTCCTCCTTAAATATAAAAACAAAAGAGCCTAAGTCATTTTTTGACCTAGACCCCTGTCTGTTATATATGAAACTTATGTGCAATTATTCTTCCGGATACTCCTCTTCAGCATACTCTGCTGCGAATCTGTCAATGTTCTGAACTACTTTCATACTCTGCAGATATGCCGTACGATAGCACTGTCCGTTGACCTCTGAATCGTACGGTCTAATATCCAAACTTACTGACGCGATATCGATATCATCAATCATTGCAACAGTATCTTCCGTCATTTTTCTGTGAGATGCACCAGATTCTACATATACCTGAGGTCCGCGATCGTTGAACGCCACCTTTACCGGCAAATAGATAAATGGAGCATCACCTTCTTCTCTTGGAGCTTTGATTTTTACGTTCCAACCGACACCGAAACGGTTGAGATCGTTCATAAGTGCATTAGCCATCTCCTCAGCACCGACCTCTCGTCCATCAACACTTCCTCCGGTAATCAGCAGTGCAAAATTGCGATCACCCTCTTTATTGAATTTCCCGCCCTCTCCTCTGAAGTTCTTAAATACCAGGCGAGCATTATCAATCTGTAAAATTCCTCTTGGTGCAAAATATAATTCCATAGTTCTTTTCTCCTCTATTTTTTAAAATAATATTTCTTAATGTATTTCTTGTAATAGTGACCATCACCGTTTGTGTCATAGTACTCATCTACAATCCGGTAATCTATATGCTTCTTCCGCCACTGTTTGATTCTTGCAAGCAAGGGTATTCCTCCTTTCCTGTATTTTCGGACATAAAGAAAAGAGCCTAAGACATCCCTGGCCTAAGCTCCCTGCTTTTGAATCTTATTTGTTAATATGTACCATTACTTTACTGGTTTGCACCATTTGAAGTCTGGATTCTCAGTACGGACTCCTGCCATCACACCACCAACGGATGTTAATGCTATTCCTAACAATAATAATTTATTGTTATCTGCAAGCTTCCCATCCTTGATTTTTACTGCACTGTGAATCAAGCCCATTCCTGTTCCAGCAACTACAGCGTCAACTAACCTTTTAATGTTCATAGTAATACCTCCTAAATATTATTCTCATAAAAGTGTATGTTTTTGTTGCGGATTAATTAAATGGTAACTCAACCGGATCCTCATCGAATGGGATCTTTTCAGGTAACCCTTCTGGAATATTCATAAAATCCGGTATCTTAGGTTTAGCAACATACGGATCATCTGATGCAAACCATTCAAAGTCTACATATTTATTAATCGTATCTACTGCTGCATCGACCAGATCCGTAAAATATGATGTATCGATGTTATCTTCGTTAGCCCCACGAATCATCTCAGATTCCAACCAACGATATCCGATGGTTCCTGATGCCGCGGATTTCTTTTCTCCGTCAATGCGATACATAATACCTCCACCGGCTCCTGATTTAATTGGGCAAAAATGTCCAACGCGTCCGATAAATGTATACTTATGACCAGCTTTAATCTTTTCTGTCAGTTCTGTCCTCATAGTTTCAAACATAACATCAGAAATTTTACCCTGTTTATATTTGGTCTTAAGCTTATCCAATTCTTTTTCGTAACTGCTGACATCCGGTAACTTTTCATTCATATCTAAATATAATGCCCCGGAGGTGGTTGAGAACGTATCGCACATATCATTAAACTTAATGTCTTCGTGACTAAATAGTTTCTTAAATACATAAGGTACTGCAAACTGCTTACCTGTAGCTGTCCATTCACCGTCTTTGGTTTTGGCAATATATACGGCATCGTTAACCAGGCAGAATTTCTCAAACTCAGCCTCTGTCTCAAACGAATATCCGTACTCCTTACCAAAGTCAAGTACAAACTGCTGAATTTCAGGTGTAGCATCTGGTATCTTGATACTATCAGTCTTGATATGAGCTACAGTGAATCCACGTTTCTGTACTTCACGTTTAAGCAATGTCATGAACAGAGCCCCACGTTTAGCTACAATATTGTCAATATTTCTAGGGTCTCGGAATGCACACTTATATGATGCCTTAGTCTGTCCATATACTGAATTTACGACAGTCTTCAGAGCATTTGCCAGCATCTTTGTGGTAAGATTTCCATCGATAACCTGCTGAATATATGGTTTCAATTTGCCATCAAACAAACCATCAATGTCCTGCCATGCCTGATGTTTGATAGATACACGTCCGACCACAATATCCCGGAACGCCTTGGTATACTCAGGTCCGAACAGAACCTCTGCAATAATACTAGACGGGTGCTGTCCTGTAACATCACCATCCCACACATCTCCATAGAATCCCGGTTCGGCATATACTCGTCCACCTTCGCCAATATCTTCACCAAGATATGTAGACTTACCTCTTTCGAACTTGTATCCAGGAAAGAATGGCAAAATACTCCATCCATCAGGTAACACCTCTCCTGGAATATAGTCACGATACTGTGGCATTCCATCTGCATCAAATACACGGAACTTATAGTCCGGACCAAACTTCTCACGATACTCATCATATTGGTCACTTCCAACCGATTCTGCAAGATTACGATAGTTAAATTGACTCTGTGGATTTCTGTCATTACCAAATATAATCCTCTGAGACAGTGTATTTGTTGTATCATTTACAGACATCCCGGTAATATCCGCAAGAATCTGACGTGCAACCCAGTCTCCTTTAAGATAGTGAAAAGCTGCCTCTGTACTGACCACGTCATTAATACAGTAATCAGCAACTTTGCTCCATAACTCTTTAGGCACTGGCTCGTCCCAAGACAATCCAAGTTCCTGATGATGATCACCAGATTTAATAATAGCAATCTCATCATCCGAGAATTTCTTTTTACGGAGATCCTCTTCTGTCTGTTGTCCCATTTCAATTTCGAGTTTCTTCAAGCTCTTTTTATTACCGGCTGATGCAAAGTCGAGAATATCGGTATACGATAAACCATACGCTTCACCGAATTTTGCCTTTCTACTGATATCTTTGTCCTTATTAATCAGACGTTTTGAAAGGTTATAGAGCTGTTCATTTGTATAGCCCATAAGACATGCATAAATCATATGGTTATCGTACTGACGGTTATTAAAACCTACCAATTTGAATTTAGTAAGTTCTTCGATCTGACTTGGTGTTGGATTGATCAATCTCACCACTGGCTTTCCAAGACCTTCCATCTTATAGCAGACAAGAAATAAATTAGGAAATACCTCAATGTCGTAGAATACCAGTTCATCCGGAGTATCTTTATCTCCTGTAACGACTGATGCATCTTCTGACTTGAAATGCATCTTGCCAACTATTTTGAGGCATGTATCCGACTGATTACTACTGCTCATAGCTAATGCATATACTGCGTTCTTCATATCAGATACGTCATACCCCATCCCGCTGTCGTATGCTTCTTCCAAGGTCTTGTAGATCATATCAACACTCGGTTTGGTGTTACACATTATTTCTTTATTAATGTGCCTTCTTAGGATTGCACGTAGATGTTGCTCATTCTTCAATCCTTCGTAATTTCGCACTTTTTTCACTCCTTTCATCGGCAGTCCGCTGGAAATAGTCGCCACCGGAAGATCGTTACATCTGCTCAATCTTCGTCGTAGCGAACTATTACCAGTGAATACCTTGACCTCCACATCATCTGTATAGATTCTGCTGAGTTTAGTTACGTCGTCACCTGCATAAATATAATGAAGATGAATGCCGTTACCACCCTTACTAACCTCAGCATATGTTGGAGGCCATTTTGATGCTTCCTGCAGATTCTTCTCGAAACACTTGTTACCACTCTCGTCTCTAATGTCAAAATCAATAACAATGTGATTCTCTGGAACCCGCACATAATGTACTTTCGATGTATCCAGATCGGACAGTTTAGTTGTCACGTTATCCCACTTCTGAAGTGGCTTCTCTGAGTCTTCCACCGTCGCATACTGGGCTGGACACTCTGCACAAATTGCATCAAAAATAGAAGCCTGCTCTTTGAACTCAATCAAATGAACCGACTCCTCTTCTTTTTCTTTCTTTCTCCCACCACTCATATCTTCTTCAAAAATATCAGTACGGAATTTACTGTAATAATTTACAAGTTTTGTTCCATCTTCCTGATCGACACGATCTTCGTAATCCCAGAAGTAGTTCTTCAGCTCTTCCTTGAATATACGTTTGGAGAATGGTGTAAATACTTTTGCTTCTTCTACATACTGCTTATACATTTCCCAAGCAGCCTTTAATGATGTCCCGTCCTGTTTCTTAAACACAGAATATGCATCGCACACAAAGTTGTAGAAATCATTTGAAGCACTCATCATATTCTTCGGAATATAATCATCATAGTAATCCGGGTCTTCTTTATATACATGAAGACAGTGATATGCAATTGCTCCCAACTCAAACGGGATCTGTTTGGTAAGTCTACGATATTCTCGAACACCAAGTTTTCTTCCAGACGGATTTACATCAATCAAACGTCTGAGTAAACCAGACTTACCATCCGTGATTTTAACTGGTCTATTAGTACCCACAAACAAGAAGCATTTGAACTTCGACTCATAGATACCTTTAAATTTCTCATTGATCGGCATAGTTTCATGGGATACTAATGAGTTCAGCCGGGTGTTGTCCTCAATCCGGCTTAAGTCACCGTCATGTTGTATTGCTACAAGAGGACCTGACTTAAAAGGCTCCAGAGCAAATGCATTATTAGCCTGTCCGAGAGCCCTTGCTTCAAATGTACAGTAATATCCATTAAATAACTCCTGTACTACATTCAGAATTGTGGATTTACCTGTTCCGGCTGCACCATACAGAACCATGAATTTCTGAATGGTACGAGAATCACCAGATACAATAGAACCGATAGCCCATTCGATCTTATGACGCTCGTCCTCGTCATACAATGTACCAACCAGCTTGTCCCATGCCTCATAAGTACCTTCAACCAAAGGATATGGTAATTTCTTAGTAGCGTAGCTTTCTCGTGTTGTCTCGGTATTTTCAAATATAAGCTCCTCATCAAGATCATGATAATTATCGCGCATCTGCTTTTGACAATACTTGTGAAATTTATCGATGCTGCCGGAATCAGAATCCCACATATGCTTTATGCGAGGTTCTCCAAATATACGTTCCTCGTTATCTCGTACCCAATTGCTCATAGCACGATCGACCAGTCGTACTACATCGTCCTCATCGGTACTCCAAAGATGCCTTTCTTCATCCCAAATAGCATAGAAATCCCGACCTCTTATCATAAGATCCTTGGATTTCTGCATTATGAATTTAGGGAAGACTTCGGTGATCTTGTCTTTATCACTGTACTTCGTCGCTACGGTCATGAAGTCCAACATTCATCCAATGCCCTCCCTTCTTAACTATTACTTCCATTATTAAATTGTTCCTTTAAGTTATTCTATCCAGATACCAGAGCATCTGTGTCCAGGTATCCACATCTCTTAAATCCGTATGAATACCCGGAATAACAAACAATCCGCCAGTTCCGTCAGGCTCATACTCACGATTCAAAAATCGCTCAATAATAAACGAAACTTCCTTCTCATCAAACCGATCATCTGTCATTCCTCCCAGTCCGAGATTATTGATCATCTGCCAAAACCACTGGACTGTACGATTCCCTTTTGCAGCATCATCCATAATATCTTCGCATCGATATGCCAGTCCCATTACCATCTCCAGTACACTACATGGGTCGTTCAGTTCGTAACCAGTGGTTATATGATTTTCATATATAAATGACCACCTCATGCCTTCCTCTCCATCTTCAGCACGGTTGACATCGTCAGGTAATGACCAACGATATTCAATGCTATGCAAATATGATAGCAATTTACGATATGAGATATTTTTTCTAAAACGCCCGCGACACACGATGCCCAGTAACCATTCAAAATATTCTTCTTTTAAGTTACTCATCATACTCCTCATCGGAATTTAAATCAGAGAATGCACGATACTCTTTTAGAATCTCGTAATCTATTCTCTGAATATCGTTTCTTACATAGACCGTGTCCGGATCATTTTCATACTCTCCAAAGTAAGAAGTAACTTCATCTACATCTCCGATCAATTCATCTACATTTGCTACTATTTTCTTGTCATCGTTTGTGACTTCACCGTCAGTCCAATACCAAAGAGTCATTGGTGTGTAATCACAGTCGCAAAACTGTTCAGGCTGGATAACATATGGCCCTTTCTTATCTTCCGCTGTTTCTTTCGGCTCTTCATCAGTAACTGTGTTGTACTGATGTTCTTTGATTACTTTATCAACAGCTTTAAGATCTTCATCAATTTTTCCTGCCTCTTCTATTTCAGCCTTTCTTGCATATGTTTCTTTAACCTGTTCAATTTCATCGTTGGCTACCTTTTCGTAATATTTTTTAGCAAATATAACTGTAGCGGCTGATCCGGAAATAAATCCCAATACAAACGTTAAAATATTTTTATTCATTTTCTTCGTTCTCCTCTTTTTTAATAGTTAGTACTGTTACCGCTAATCCTCCGAAAAACAGACTCATGGACAACAGTACCCCACCTACGATATGACGGCTCTTATTTGTTTTCAGGATACGTGTTATAGTGTTGATACTTTCTTCGATTCGTTCCATACACACCACCCCTTTAATATAGTTACGATTCGAGTATAATGATGCCACCTACAAAGCACATGCCTGACAATGCTGCAAATATCACTGATAAACCTTTTAACATAGGTCACTCCTCCTTATGTATTACTGGAACAGAACCTTTAAGAATATAAGTATTCTCTCCGATTACTACACCTCTAATTTGTCCAAGTCTAAACCATGTATCGACTGTTGCAATACCAACACCAAGTCGTACAGCAGTTTCGTCCATCGATTCAAAACATGAATCAAATACGGACTTGTCTTCAAGCTGGTTCTCCAAAATAAATATAATAATTTCTCTGCCGGTCATATCGGTATCTCCTTTCATACAAAATTATCCCCAACTGATGTATTACACACCAAACTGGGGATAATCGAACATATCTCTATACGGATTTCCTGAATAGCAGGTGCTTAGACCCGCTGTTCAAATTGCGTTGAGAATATCTCCGTCTACATTGAAATCGAGCAGAATAGATCTCTCGTATCCGTTTACAAATCTACGATTCGCTGGATTTGCTATGTTGTAAATGCCAAAGTTTACCTTATCGATGACATTCTTATCGTAAATCCATCCAATTACCTGCCCCTGTCTTGTTCTCTGAATGCCAAGCATTTCATATACTTCATTCAAAAACAGATAACCACGGGATTCCAGAAGATCGTTTGCGTACTGCTGCTGATTTCTTAAGAACATCAGATTGTACTCAGGATCTTTTGTCCAACCAGGGCATGATTCATCGAAGAATTTTGCGTACTCGCTTGACGGGTCGATGTCTGCGATCTCTGTAATTTCTTTTACGGTTCTCTCTTTGCCGGTTTTCTCATCAATTACGGTCTTTTCAACCTCTTCTTTTCTAATGTTATAACGGAGTTCACGATCCAGCTCATTTCCAAAGCGATCAATAACTCTTCCGCGATAATCCTTGAAGTTCTTGTTAACTACTTCATAAGCTGCAGCGAGAGCCACATTACGTTTCTTAAGTACATTGTGACCTGCTAAAATAGCTGTGATCGAAATGGTGCCAACCGCGATTGCCGGAGCGTACAGTTTAAATAACTTCAGTCCACGCTGTGTATACATTACTGTAAGATCTTTCTGATAATCTTTCTCTGTATACTTATCAGAAAATCCGGTTTCCTCTACATAGTTTTTGGTCTTGGCAATCTGTTCTTTATTTTCCGCCAAAACTTCATCGATCTTTGTAGTTGCTTTACATGCCATAACAGTGGTTACAATAGTACCTCCGACTCCAGCGATCACCAAAATTTCTGGAGCGTGCTTTTTCATTTTAAAAGCAACCTTATTTACTGCTCTATTAATACCTGCCGGTAATTTAATATTTTTCATAATTCATTAATCCTTTCACATATATTCTTTTACTTTTCTGCCTGCTGCATCTTTAAACTCTTTAATCGGGAACTCTAACTCCTCTAATTCAGATAGCATCACATAGCCCCATTCCCATTCCCAGATGCAACAGTAGCCGAATAGTAACCAATCTCCATTTTCCTGTTTTTCTCCTTCAGTCAAAATCCATGTTCCAGGTCCTTCACTGTTGTAAAACATAACTGCAATCTCGGCATTAAAGCCTTTTCCATCCTGAGAAGACAGAGGATGTTGCAGCAACGATTGTTCTATTCTTTTTGTCATAAGTTTCGCCATAATGCTACCTCCATTTTGAATTAATCAATAGGCATAGCCCGTGGGAGCTTCAAATAGTAGCCATCATGACCACGCATTACCTCTGCCGTACGCAGATTGAACCATCCGTAATTACGTGCAGTATACGGTACGGACAGACCTGCCATATCATACATATCGGCTACCGTAACTAATCCGTACCCTGATTCACGATCAACCATTTCACGCATCTGGTCCAACACAAGCTCGGCATCTCCACGGCTATCAAAGGTAATGTCATCATAGTCAAATGCATTACCAGGTCTTGCTCTACGCTCATGTCTGTCACGATCCTCGTAATAACTGCGATATGGCGGACGACTATCATTTCTGGATCGCTTGCTACCACCCTCTCCTCCAAATAAAATCATGTCCACTACATCCAGAATTGTTTTCTTAAATGTAGGAATCAGAACATCTCGAATAACATATGACTTAACATTAGATGCATCATCCGAAATAAGCATAGAGGTGACTTTTCGCACCTCATTAGGTTTGGTCTTGGCTTTTCCAGTAATAACCTTAGTCACCTTTCGCTCATTATCTTCCTTGGTGTGTCCGGCGTTTCTATTCATGTCATATTCTGCCATCGTATTCCTCCTTAATTAACCATTTTGATTTCTCCCGGCAATGTGATTCTGCTGCTCGGGAGTCTGTTGCTTTGCTTTTTGAACTGATATATAAGATTGCTCTTGGCTTTTCTAGCCGTTGGAGCTTTAGTTTCACCAGTCCATTCAGACGCAATAATCTTATCAAATAACAGAACTGGCCCTATATATCGGTACAGGTGATTGTATGTGTAATCCTGCATAACACCATCTCCTTGGAAATAAATATGCTCTACTTTCGTAGCTCATCTTGAAAACAAAAAGAGAAACCCAAGTATTTCTACTCGGGTCTCCCCTCTGATTAATAATTACTTTTCTTCTGAATGATTAAGGTTTTCCACATCTTCGTCATCCAGATCAATAACTTCCGATTCTCTTTCTTCCGGCTCAGCATCTTCTACCCAGCCGATATGAAAGTGCCTTTTCTTTTTAGGTTTTCCAGTCTTTTTAGCATTCAGCCTGTCGTAAACGACCTTTCCTGCGGTCGCTATACCAGCACCTACAGCTAAAGCTAAAGCAACTACCAAAGCCTTTCCAGAACCACCTTCTGTATCGCCTGAGACTTCATAAGTCTCTGTCACCGGTTCCATCTCATTAGTCATTTCCTCTGTTACTTCTACTCTGTTTTCTTCCATTTTCGTATCCTCCTTAATGAAAATTAATTATTTTCTCATAACACCACATGTATTTTTCGCGGATTAATATAGCTTATCGAATCCATACACTGGACGTACCCGGAAGTCCATTACAATATAAACTCGGTTATCTATCACAATAGTGTCACTCAGCTCAATATCGATTTCGTCGCCCCCGATACACCAACCTATTTCATCAGAAACACCAGTGTGGGGAATTCCAAGTTCGTCATACAACTGTGATAATGAGACATACATCTCAGACCGCATCGCTTTATTCAATTTATTAGCAGCCGCATCCATGGCATTTTTGCTAGATTTGAACGGTTGATTACTCATGGCATCAACAAACCAGGTATCACCACCATCAGCAATAATGATCTGTGCTTTCTTCTCATCATCAATTACCTGTTTAACATGCCCCTCAGCTACTTTCTGCTTGATATCTTTCATTTTCTTTTCAGAAACCACTTCTTCTACTTTATCCTTATACTCGGACAAAGCGGTCTCAGATAACTTATACGCAGAATATAACGCTGCATGTCTACGTGTATGTACTGAATTTGCTCCAATAACACACGCAATAGATGCCCCGCCCATAGCTACCACCGGAAGAAATGGTTTCCATACAGCTTTTATTACTTCGGGTGTTGTAAGCTTAATATTGGGTTCATCTGCTTTACGAGCTTTATTCTTTTCTTTCTCAGCTTCTTCAATCAATTTCAGAGCTTTAGGCGTTGCTTTTACTGCCAATACTGTAGTAGTGATACCCCCTGCAATACCCAAGCCCGTAAGGATTGCCGGACTGTTCTTTTCCGCTTTTACAAGTATTTTTTTAATTCCGACTGGAACTTTAAATTTCATGATGTAATCTCCTTCCAATGTAAAATAAAAAAGAAGACCCAACTATTTCTAGTCAGATCTTTCATTTTGAAATTATTCTTCTGAAGAGTTCTGTTTCTCTTCAAGAATCTCTGCTGCTCTTTTGGCAATCTCCTCGTTCTCATCCTTGGACATCAGAAGATTTGCAATAAACCCTCCTGCTCCACAAATTGCCGAGATTGCTGTGAGAGCTGTCCTCTTGTCAATTTTCATAGTTCGTTTCTCCTTTCTGAATTATTCCATAACAGAACCTGTTCCACCCGCGATTCTGTCATATAAAAATATGAGAGTCCGTATAGCTCGCTACTAAACTGTCAGTCCTATTTCATACCTCCCACAGAGATGGGTTCTATACACCCAGAGCTCATCGTCGTTTAATAGTTTCTTCCTCTCATAACAGCATAAGATATTCTCGCGAAAAGCAAAAGAACCTGAATCTTTTGACTCAAGTTCCCTGCCTTTGAAAATTACTTTCTTTCTTCGAGTTTCTTAATTTTTGCACGAGCAACGTATAAACTTACCAACATAAATGGATATATAATTACTGCACCATCGATAGCCCCGCTACACATAGCCGCAGCTCTCGCTTTGACTCTGTCTAGTTTTTTATCGGAATCCCAGTTTTCATCCCAAATATCATGTAACGTTTCCTGCCATTTACTTGCAAAATTCATAATTATACCTCCTTAATGATTTCATAATTTTCTGTTCATAACGGAGTATGTTTATCTCGCGAAATTACCAGTCATCAGACAGAGCTTCTACAGTAGGATCATATATCGGCTCAATGATATAACATTCAAGCCCATCGTCCATTGTTACTTTACGATGGTCAAAATCAATCCAATATAACTCATCCATATATATATTCCAACCCACTTTCTCACCGTAATCCGTCGGATCTAAGCCAAGGTACTCGTAAAATGTATTAAGATCCACACAGCCGCCCTCGGTGACAAATATACGATTCAGATGATACTCAGCTTGCAATACCTGCTCTAAAGGTGCATTAAAATATCGGTGTCCGTATGTATCGTAAAATAACCGTGGTTCACTGTAATCTTCTTCTAAGAACTGTCTATAACATCCCCAACCACTCTGCACACACGGATATACCTCGTGAGCATCTTCCGCAGCAATGGATTCAACGATTTTGTTATGTGCTTCTTCACCGTACAGCTCCACTACTTTTTGTCGATATCTCTTATAGTTCTGATCCAACAGAGCATAAGCCGAGGTAAGTGATGCCTGCTGACGTGTTGTTAAAATACTTGCCCCGAATATACACGCTATGGTACCAGTTCCTATAAGCACAGTTGATAAATATGTTGGTGCAGCTGCCTGAATCGTTTCCCATTTTGAAAGTTTCTCTCCTTTTTCTTTCTCAGCTTCCTCGATTAACCGTAGAGCTTTAGGTGTTGCTCTTACTGCTGTGACCGTCGTTGCTACTACTCCTACTCCACCTAAACAGGTAAGAACAATAGAAGCAGTTCCTTTGTTAAATTTGTGTTTTCTCATAGTACGTTTCCTCCTTTCTACTCAATTAACTGGTTGACCTTATACAGAACTTTGTCACTGATTTGACCATCCGCATTGATATGAAATTTGATCTGACCATCTTTCATCTCTACTTCCAGATCCTTAATATTGATAACTGGTTTTTGTCCTACAGCCTTATAAACTGCATTGGAGATAGTCCGGGCTACAATTCCACATAGTAGTTTAGATTTCAATGCCACCCTCATTTCATCCATCTGTCGCTCCTTTCTTGAAAAGCAAAAGAACCTGAATCTTTCGACTCAAGCCCCTGCCTTTGAAAATTACTTTCTTTTGGCTAATTCTTCTGTCACTTTTTCTGCAATTTTTCGATCCAAAATTTCATCATTATTATTTCTGCCTATATATGTCAAACCGGCACTTATAATAGCAATTCCTAATTTTAATAATCTAATCGTCTTAGATGACATAATTATTACCTCCTTAATTTTTCTATAACAGAATAAGAAAATTTCGCGAATTATATCAGCCGCCGGTCAAAGCTTGTTTCCCACCGTTCTTTCTGTATAGGCTTCATCTTTAACGCCCACATGATCTGACGGATGGATACTGTAGGATATATACCATCCTTAGGCTTACCGCCACGTTCGTTGAAAAACTCTATGAAATTCGGATGTAAATATAAAGCGTCTACCAGCCATGGATCTATTTCATTCCACCATGTCCGTTTGGTCTCTTGATCATACCGTTGTTGGATAACTGCTAAGCCTTTATAGCCTATCAGATATAGTGTGCATTGAGCATATACAGGATGGTCACATGCGTAAATGGTTCCATAAACTGCTTTATATATCTTAGGTTTTTCGTAATGATATCTCATAAGTTACTCCAGCACAAACAGAAGAGTCCTGGTTTTATCCAAGACCCATTCCATTTTGAATTTCTACTTACTTTTTTCTCTTCGGGAGAATGTCTGTGATTGTATTCTTAGTCCAGACATTCTTGAAAACTCCTTCCTTCTCATACTCCGCTGCAGCTTTCACTCCCCAGATAGGGATCAATATACCACACGCTACAATCTGTACCCCTGTCAACACATGTCCAATAATACCACCCAGTTTTTCCTGTTTGAGCTGTTTTTCTTTCAAAGTAACTTCAGCCTGTTTGCTGTCGTACTTCTCCTGAATCTCAGCATCAAGTCGATCCATCTGATTGTATTTTTCGAGCATCTGTGTAAGTGTATCGACCGCATCTGTGTGCTGCTTCGACCCAACCTCCAGCTCGTGAACTGCTTCGATTGTATTCTGGATTTCCTGTTCCAACATCTGTTTTGTTGTCATTTCTATTCTCCTTTTCTGAAATTAAGTTAATATAGTTTCATAAGAGGGGCTGTTATTCCCGCGTAAGGACAATCTGATCATATTTATCAAGATCCTGATTCGATGGAATACGAACATTGATTGTTGCCAAATCAGGCTGTTCTTCTAACGGAATTACTCGAAAATAACCCTTGCCTGTTTTTACCTTTTTTATTGTAGCTCCAATTGTGAATCCGATAAAAAAGCCAACTATGGTAAGTATTGCTGTTATTGCGTACATTGTAAAAACACCTCCTTTCTAGCGTATTATAATAAATGGATTTTTGGTAACCCACGTACGATGTAAGTTAACCTAGATTAAAATGTCTAACCTAGATTAGAAAAGAAAAGAGCCTAAGATGTTTCCACCCTAAGCTCCATTCGATCCTGCTTTAAAGCATGGTTACTTTAAATCATTTATTCCTTTTCATAAAGGAATGTGTAATTTTCGCGAATATGTGGTATAATATTCCAACAAAGTTAAGTAGGGACCGGCATGAAAGAAAATGAAATTGCAATATTTATTGACACTATGGAAGACTATAATGATCCATGGACTGAGGAAGAGGTGCGGGATTCTAACTACATGAGTATGTCGCTGGATGATGCAATTGCAGATCGTAAATCTTGTGTATTTATGAGAGACGATATTTGTGCAACCGTAGCTATTAAGTAAGAAGAAAACTAAAAGGGACAGCTACCATATAAGGTAATTGCCCCTAAAGATTTCAGATGTTACTCTTGGTCGTTACAACGGAGTCGAATAATCGACCTGGTAAAATGAGCTTCATCGTGAAGCATTAATACTATCGCACTGAGCTGTTCTTTAGTAAGACCTAACTGGTGAAGTTTCTCCAAGTTAAGTTTCTCATACTCATTCAATATAGCTTCAAGTTGTTCTTTAGTAGAATGTTTAATGTGCTCATAATATCGATCATAAGCCTCTCTTAACTCCTGTAATAATTTTTTGTCCATTGTGAACATCTCCTTTCTTTTATTTCATAACAGACTAAGTAATTTATGCGAAGGAGGTATATTGTTATGAAGATTCAGTATCTGTACAATGAAGAAGACATTGCAAGATCATTCGCTGATCTGGTACCGGTATGTAAATGCCATGCGATAATGGAACAAGTATATCCGTCAGACAATTGGGTATGTCCTAATTGTGATTTCGAGATCGAAGATTACGATGAATACGCCACTTATGGCCCGTATGCAGAACTATTGGAGAGAATCCATCTAGTAGATCCAGACGACGAATGGCTTGATGAACCCGGAGAGGGATGCAAAGCTTGTGGATGCCCTGCGTATCCCGATTGCAAGACGTCCTGCGATCTCTTTGATGACTAAATTAACCTCTAACTTTATTAAGCAGCCAAAAGAAACGTCTGTAACATTCATAGTAAATATCCTTACAGCAAGGTATGTTATAGTTCACCCGCAAAAGATCGTATGACATACCTTCTGTAACACCTATAACTATGTACTCAGCTAGACTCAGATCTGTTTCTTTGGCTGTTTTTTCTATCATTCTCATCCTCTCTGAGTAAAACGATCTGATTATAGCTATTCTTTCTGTTGGATTAGACATATTGTACTTATTACTACACATTGCTAAATCAGCTTGTCTGCTAGATAGACCGCCTAATGAATTATAAGCTTGTTTCCAAATTGGATACTGCTGACAGAAATGCTTCAATTCATAGTATCGGTGCTTCTCCAACCAATAGGGATTCTTCTTAGATAATTCAGCTCGTATTGTTGTTCCCATTTTGATTATCATCTCCTTTCACTAAAGATGATAATAGACATGATAAGATTTGTTAAAGCAAAGTAGGTGGAAAATGTAAGTGGTGCCATCTACTCATAGTCGTCTCACTAGGATAATCTTCAAATCCAAGCGTTTCTGGTGTAATCCATCCATTATATACTCCAACCACAATATCTCTTTCGTAATGCAGATACGGTAATATTTCGTCAGGAAGTTCTCTATGTATCTTGTGACATTTTTTACATTGCATACGCCTAACTTCTATTATCCGTTTAGTTCCCTCTTTTCCTTTCATTATTCTGTGGACGTGATCATAATATTTCAATTCCCCCGAGCACACTGGACATGATATTTCCCCTTCGTATATCAT